CTGACTAAAACCAGAATATGCATTATTGATAAAAACATCACAGTCGTTCGACTCTGAAATTATACTAGCGCGGTCTTCGTAAGAATTAATATCGTATCCGGTTCCTCTACTAAATCCCTTTACATTAGGGCTAAGTTGTTCAAATAGATTAAGGCCAATACCACTGGTATGACCTGTCATCGCCGTTTTCATTTTAAATTCCCAGAGTTATGTCCGAACTTGAAAGGGGAATCGATCTTTCCAACCATACCGTCTTAACAAACTTAGGCAAGAAATGTTCCTCAAAGCACTTTACCGCATCCTGTGGATCAAAGGTCTTACAAGAGAATACATCAAGAAAACAACTACCTTCTTCATCACAAAAATGTGCTATGATATTTGAGGTTTCTATAAATTGAAGCAGAGTATTGCCTTCTAGATGACCACTACCAAAGTGTATTACCTGTGGGTCACCATAAGCAACCATGTTAATACGCTTTACCAAGTCCTTGGCAAAGGCCTTTATCTTTTCAGCATCTTCTACGTTGGAACATTCTGCCGCATCAATAATCAGATGAAATCCCCACGGGTTGTTCTCTTTCATTGTACTTAAATCACACTCCTATACTTAATTTGTTTGCTCAGAAACTTTATTTATAACTTTTTTTGGTTTACTTTTCTTTTTATTTGTCAAGTCCGGCTGTGCAAACCCAGGAATAAAATCAGGTAGAATGTCAACAAGGTCTGGATAAACTTCTAGCAACTTCTTGTCTTTAACATCAGTCAAGAATTTTGCTTCAAGAGACTGTACGCCCTGTAGAATCTGAATCCAGTTCGACTCTTTGCGGAATGGAGTCAGATTATGTACAGGTCCTCCTTCTAAGAAGGTGGAAATCTTTCTAAACTCGGTTGTAAGTGTCGTATCGCCCATATCTACAGGCACATCTTCTAACTTAACCGGTGGCATACCTTCAGGAATACCCGTTAGACCGGGTTCAGCGCCTACACCCCACTTAATGAAGCGGAGAAAAACTGAATTTGATTGCACCACAAAGGCAAATCGCTTCTTCATCTCAGTGAGTTCTTTGGCAGAAACAATCCAGTTCATTGCCTGGTCTAATTGACGATACTTTCTATACGTGTTTGCCGTCTTACTATTATCTAATGACATTTTTAACTCCTAATAAAATGGTACTCGGTGACGGGATCGAACCGCCGACCCTATCGATGTAAACGATACGCTCTACCTCTGAGCTAACCGAGCAAGCACATCAACATACGTCTCTTCAACATATGTATCTTCTACATGTATATGTATATCGCGAACCAAAGACGCTACCCTGGCGGAAAGTCTATTAACATCTATATTGTTATCAAAGATGCTGTCGTAAGGGCAACAAATCCATTCGTATTCGCTACGATGTACTTCTGGAAATAGCGAAGGCATTAGTACAGGACTATCGCTGGCGGTATTCCACCAGTCAGGTTTTAGACCTCGAGTAATACGAATGACTTTACCGCCCATGTCTTGGATCTTTTTAATCTCGTTCGGGAATCTAACATCCGTCAACACATAATCCGAATCCGGATCTTGTGAGATTCTGCGCTCAACCGAACTTACCCATACATCGGTACCAAAAACATCTCGACCACATTCCGTGCCAAGTTGCTGCATGATTATTCTGGGCGTTATCAATTTCTTCAGAGACTTTGACCAGTACTCGTCTTTCGTCTCGCGGAATTCTCGCGATTGAGCAGTGTCTCCCTCAAGCAAACTACGATCCCATCCAAAGATTACTGCCGCAGCGTCCTTAACGCTCTTAGCAAAACTCTCAGTCTTATAACCATGGTTCTTTACAAGCAAGTCACCTATCGTACCTTTGCCGCTGCCAGCAAACCCAACAAGTCCTAATATCATTGCACAATGCTCCAGTGATAAAATATATAAACACCTCTACCTGTTTGTGTGAAAGTGTCTCGCCAATGTGGGTATAATCTACCATTCATTGCGCAACCATCACCTAAACCGAGTTCGAATGAATCAAAGTTACTATCCCATTTGTTATAGTTATACAGAGATGTTTTCCATTCCGGATATATCCACTTTTCTTTACTCGCATAAAGCGGCCATTCACCCTCAAAGTCATGCTCTAGACAGACCGACAAGGTAATATCCAAGCCCGGTCTATCGGTATGTATTTTTAGCGTACTTTCTTTAACATAAGACCGCATGTAAGTGTTTTCAAACTTAAGCGGTCCATATGTTGGTTCAAGCATTCTCTGAAACTTCTCAACATGTTTCAGAGAAGTGACGGGTTGCCATAAACCAATACTGTTGTTATAGAAGACCTCAGTTTCAACTGATGTTTGTGTTGAACTATCAAAATCTTCGATAATATTCAAACACTCGTCAGCAGTAAGAAGTGATTTAAAAGTCACCAATTACCTCCATCATATTGACCATTCGATATTTGATAAAGTAATTTAGAAGCATAGACTTGGTAGAACTACTCTTCAGCAAATGGTACTGATCAATAATTGCCGTACTAATTTCTTGAGGCGCACGTGACAAATCAATTAGTTCACGGTTGCGCTGAAAGTTTCGCCACAGTACATCGTTTGTAATGAATATTGCGGGTTCTTGCGTCTTCCATTCGTCAACAAGAGTTTGCCTCAGCGGGCTTTGGCGTCCCTTCGTTACAAAGATATCATCAGGTGAAAGAATATTTGGAATGCCATCACCCTTGTCGCCGCGAATGATATGCTCCATTAGAACATGTTCTGGTTTGTCCGTAAGAGTAATCCATTTCTTTTGAATCGGCGTATACTGCTTGACGTTTGACCACTTCTGCAACTGTTGAAAGTCATGGTCACCAGAAAGAACTAAGAACGGTTCTGAAGAAGCAAAGAGTGCATCATTATTTGATGTCTGTGAATAGGCTGCAAGACTTGCGATAACATCGTCTGCCTCGGCACCATCAACATTGATTACCGGATATGGAAAGAATTCTTCAATCTCATTACGAATTTGATTGAGTGCTTCAAAAATAGAGTTCCAATCGAAACCGCTATCCTCACGTGCTTTCTTACGCGAAGCCTTATAGTATGGATAATATTGCTTACGCCAGTACTGGCGGTTATCACAAGCAATAACCATTTCACCATATTCTGCGCCAAATTTCTTTTTGTAAGACCTTAAGGCATTGACAATCATATGTCGCACCAAATCAATATTAACCTCAATACTCTTGCGGCCTGCAAGTTCGGCCATTAGAGTGCTAATGGCTGTCTGATTAAAATCAACTACTATCATAATTTATTCCCCTTCAGGTCCATCAGATTCTTCAGACCTTGAGTCCATCATTTCCTGAATTTCATTCAAAAGTTGTACTTCACCAGCATTCTCAATACCACGTTGACGTAAAATTGTGCCAATAATTAAAAGCGACAAAACTGCGCCATCTTTAAAAAAGATAGGTTTCTTAATGCCATATCTTTCCTCAAATACCTTGACAAATCCATACATTAATGATCTTGAGATTCTTTGTGCTTCCGTATAAGCATCAATGTGTCTCGTACCTGTCACGAAAGAATCTACAATTTCAGCATCGATTTCAATCTTAGCATCTTTTGGCGTAAAAGTCAAGATATTATTTTTATCATTATCTTTCATTAATTTATTCTCAAAAATACGGTTGTTGCGGTCGTTCTGGGTTTTTGCGATTGAGGTTTTGTGGTCAAGGAACTATACCACTTATAATACTGATTCTTTTTAAGTGACATAAACTCCTTTAATTGTTCTTTGGGTTTGCGCAATACTCTGCAAGTTGATCGCTCTTCATTAATACCAATAAGATTTATACCCTTTGCGGAGATACTTCCGTCCACTTGACAATTAAGAACACCAAGTTTACGTGTCTTTGTATCATAGACCCACAATTCTGAGGCACCAATAAGACCGATCAATTTCTCACTTGCGATGCCAAGTTCGGCATCAGCAGGAAGAAACCTAATCTTCTTTACAATCTTATTCTTGTCTAGAGGTTTGACCTTGCGCGTTCTGGTAATTTTCTTAATAACGCTCATGCCTTCCAGTTCTTGGATATAGGCAGTCAGTGATGCAATTATCATTCGGTTATTCTTTACCGACAGTCTCTCATAACCTTCGATCAATTGCTCTTGGTTATCGGTAGGTTTCTTGGAGGCACGCGCCTCTTCAAGTTCTTGGAATTCGGTCAAATTTTTGGTAACAAAATTCGTAACATATTGGAACTGCTTATCCTTCAGTTTATAGGTACTGACAATAGACCGCAATTCGGACGGCATCTTCTTGTTTTCAAATGCCGATGAGACCATGTCTTCGATTAGATTGATAACATCTCCGGTGTGATCAACATCTACTGGCGCAGCCTTAGGAATAGGAGCATCTTCTTTATCTTTCGATGATTTCTCATACGCTTCGGTCACTCGGATCCATATGCGATCTTGGTCATCTTCCTTTAGAGGAAAACCACGCACCTGCATTCTGGCGCAGTGTGCATAAGTGGAAGGTAACCACTTATCCGGAATACCTCTCAGAGTTTTAAGGTCTTCTGGTAACTTGTAGGTCTTAATCCAGTCTTCAAGAAAAGCTCGGTTGTCTTTAGCATCACACAGATAGTTGTACCAATTTAACCCATTACCAAGAATACCCTGATATGATTGCTCCGTAACAACCATGTCAGTATAGTCCGGCTCTGAGCCGACAAATTTGATTTCTGCTATAGGAGGTTTCAACTTGTACATAATAATCTTTTCTTTAAAGTTTAAAGGATAAATCAATCAACTTATCAAAACGGAAAGAGCGCCATGCCTGCTTGTCAAGGTCAAATACAGCCACAGCATCTTTGTTCTTTTCCTTACCTTCGCCAACTTGATCGGAGGTCTCTGGAAGAAATTCTGGAATTAATGTGCAACGCATAGTTCGCATTTCACCATTCAACTTCTCGAATACCACAATGGCCTCGGACGCGGAAAGAAGGTTTCTAACCTGATCACGCCAATCGGGGTCCATTCGCGCAATATTAATTTCTGTTTTATTAATTTCACGATAACTTACCATATTATAGTCTCCTAATATTTGACTTACGAATCATAACTTGATCTTCGGCGTGCTTCTTTGCCTTTTCTTCTACCAAAGGTCCTACACCGTGTACGGAACCAGAGTCGTCCAACTCAGACACCTCTTCTATTTCCGTAACCACTTGAACCTTTGGTTCAGGATACGAAAAGAAATTGTCTGTTAAGGGTTTTTCTGATTCTTTAACTATATTAGCTGATTTTTCGTCGTTTGTCAAGTCTTTTTTTTCTGATGTAAGTTGTTGATTTCGTTCAATAATACTAATATTAGCGGCAACCACCAACAAAATAGCAAGCGGATCAAACACTAAAATTATGAGAATTATCAACAATCTTACTGCCTTATCCACGGTTTCAACATCACCCCTACCGTAGAACAATTCGGCAACATATTTAATTGGACCAAGTTCACTTTCAACTTTACGCTGCTCTTGCGTCTGTTTTGATTTGTCTATTGTAAGTTGTGATACTCTGGCATTAGCGGCACCAATGTCTTTTGTTAGTTGTTCTCTTTC